CCCCGGGTTGGCATCACCCCCCGCAACAAATCCACCCTCGACAGCCCCAAACGGGTTACGAGCTTCCATCGGAACGTACTTGATAACTTGCACAGCTTTCAAGCGTAACGACACGCTCTGCTTCCCGCCGAAGTCGTACGGGATCATCTGCACGGCTACGTTAACTGTACTACCTGTAGTCAACTGGAAGTCATCCGGGAGTGGCGTACCCTGCGAATCCACCTGCAATGGTTTAGTTGTGACCTCGCCTTTGTAGGCACCCTTCAAGTTAGCCTTGTGGGTGTACGTACCGTTGTCATCTTTCACGAACGGGTTGACCAACTTATCTACCCACTTGGGTTCTTTGTAGGCACCCTTCAAGTTAGCCTTGTGGGTGTACGTACCGTTGTCATCTTTCACGAACGGGTTGACCAACTTATCTACCCACTTGGGTTCTTTGTTGGCATCGTACGCAGTCTTCATCTGCATTAACAAAGCCTTAGCGGTCTCGCTGTTCATGCGGAACTGGATAGAGAACTCAGCGTTCTGCTCCCGTGGGTCACACGGCATACTACGTTTCTTGTTCTGATCGAACGCATACGTACGGTCCAATTTGGGCCAGAGTGCTTCTACGTTCTCGATGATATATGTTTCAGCCATATTGTCGTTCTCCTATGTTATACGTCTTGGTCAGCGTCGAAGTTCATCTCGAGCTGGCGGTCGTCTTTTACCTCGTCTGCGGAGGCCTCATCCACATCCAGCATTGCCTTTGTCAAAGCATCTGAAACTGCGGTCTTGTTGAACCGGTAGGTGTTACCGATCTTGATGTACGTGGCCTTGGGGATATGCCCCTGCCGTACCCACGCACGTATGGTTGAGATAGACACAGCGAAGTGTTTCGCCAAATCCTCTATCTGCACAAATGGTTCTGTCATCATTTCTTCCTCACAGAGATTACGTATTCGGTGTCGATGTTCAGACCCTTGGGCATCACATCGGGGTTCTCTTCCAAGAACTGTTTGACGTTGGTCTGGTTCAAACGACGGTCTAGGAACTCGGGCATGTCGTGCTCTTTGATGAACCCGTACATGGACTCCCAATCTCCAGTCCAGTATTTCGTTTTAGTAGACCTGAAAAACAGACCCTCGGTGGTGCGGACGCTTTCGACATTGTGAGAGTCACAGTAGTCTAGTAGCGCACGTTTCAGGATTTCCTGTTGGCGTACCAACTCTCCATCTTTCTCCTTGAAGTCCGCCGACAACGCTGCTCTTTCCGCCCTGATCTTGATGTAGGCTTTGGTCAGCTTGTCCGGCGAGACGTTGGATGTATCATCCATTTCGCTCTCCTTAACTGGTTAGAATTACACTTTAGTAGTATCTGATGTGTTAGTCAAGTAATTCTTTGTATAGGTCGATCATTTTTGTGTGGACGTTGATTCTGTTATCTAACAGTGAGTAAATACGCTTCTCCGCAGGGGAACCTTGCAGCTGCACAACGGTACAGGGGTGCTTCTGACCTGACCGATGAACACGGGCGTTTGCCTGTGCGTATGTTTCCAGAGACGGGGTCGGTCCCCACCACACTACCGTGTTGGCTGCTGTTAACGTGACACCATGTGCAGCGGACTGCGGTTGGATTACCAGCACCTTGGGGTCGTCTGCGGTTTGGAACCGTTTGAATATATCTGTGCGCTTGGCTACGGGCACGTCACCACGGATAACCTCAGCTGTCACCCCGTCCTTACGGAGTTTGTCCACCAGAATATCTATGGTGTGCTTGAACGGTACGAACACAAGAACCTTCTGGCTGCTCTCGTCGATGACTTCCTTCAGCACTTTGTAGCGGTGCTTGATGTCAAACTCGAGTGTGTCCCCATCATCTGTATACACAGCACCAGCAGATATTTGCAGTAGCTTGTTGATGATGACCGCGGAGTTTACGGCAGACACTTCGTCTTCACCGATGGTCATCATGTGGTTCTTCTTCAGCTTGTCGTAGTATAGCTGCTGCTGGCGTGTCATCTCTACCTTACGTTTGACGTATGTCATGTCGGGCAGATCGAGACACTCTTCTTTGGTGAACCGTATGGCTGGCTGTAGTACCTTATACACAAGGTCAGACGCCTCGGGCTTAACTATCCACCTAAACTGTGTGACCTTGCGCATAACCATATCTCGGAACGAACCAAAGAACCGCGGTACTGAGTTAGGGTTGACCAACTTAGCTAACCCATAGGCGTCGAGTGGTGACTGCGCAGCGGGAGTACCCGTCATCATCCACAACCACGTGTCGTCGTTCACCAACTTATTCATGGTCTTCCAACGCTTCGACTGCGCGTTCTTGTAGTGTGTGGCTTCATCCACGACGATTAGGTCGAACCCACCGTTCATGATCTCGTCGAACACGATCTCGATACCGTCGTAGTTGATGATGGCAAAATCAGCGCCTTGGTCGATCAACTTTTTACGTTTCTTCGGCGTACCATGTATGATGTCCACACTACGGTGCGGCGCAAAGGTGAACAGGTCTTCACGCCATGCAGAGTCCATGATCGACAGGGGGCACACAACCAACACTCGGTTGATCTTGCCTTGTTTCATCAGGTAGTCCGCGGCCCAGATAGCGCTCGCTGTCTTGCCTGTGCCCTGCTCGTTAAAGCAGAAAGACTTTTGGTTCATGGTGAAGAACGAGGCTGTCTTCTTTTGGTGTGCGAATGGATCGTACTTACCTGTCCAAGCGTACCTGTTTTGTATGGGTGAGGGTGCGTTTACATTGAGGCTACGTAGGCTATGAACCTCGTCGATACCCCAGTTGACCAGCACTTCGTTGTCGCGCACCACTTTGCTTTTCGGGATAACTTCAGTGATGCGTTTTGGGTTGCGTAGCTTCAGAAGCAACGCCTTACCATCGATGATCTTCATGTCGTTCTCCTTTTAGGGTATCCCCTAACTTATACTTTCTTCTTCTTCTTGTAGTTACGCGCTCGGTTCTTGCTCGAACTCTCTATCGTGTAACCATCTTTATTGCTGCCACCCTTGGACAGGGCTTTCTTGTGACTGACGTCTTTGCCTTCGCGTTTGTCAGCTTTACCATTGTTGTTCTTATCGGCACCGTTTTTATCCACGGCACGGCGAGCACGTTGCCGCTCCATACGTGCCTCAAAGGTCTTACTACCAACAGGTTTGTTGACCTGCTTCTTGCGGTCTGCGGGGTTCTTATATGGCATCAGTTGGCTCCGTTGTGTACACATTCGATGATTGGACAGTGTCGACGACATAACCCGTTAGGTTTAGCGTTCCACATATCCGTTTCCGCTGCGGTCTCCATCTGCTTGTACTTAGACAGCCACTTCTCCCACAACTTGGGTTTATCATACTCCGTATACGTGCCTTTCACCAAGTCGTTGCTAACAACAAACACCAGCCCTGCACGTATCGTCTTTACCTGTGGGTAGTGTTTGAACACGGACAACGCCATGAGTTCCAGCTGCCCCTTGTCTGCATACTTCGAGGACTTACCCGTCTTGTAGTCGATCACCCATGCAAGGTCACCGTCGAGGATGATGAGGTCAGCGATACCACGGAACCACACGTTGTCGTCGTAGAACCCACAGGGTTCGAGGTCTTCCGTGATACCCAGCTTGAGTTCGCACAGCTTGTCACCCTTCTTATTCTTGAGGACGTCGAGCATCTTTTGCGCAAAGGAGAATTTCCCGGGCAGCGGTACGTCCTTCCCTATAAAATCTTCTGCTGCGGTATGGAACGCCGTGCCGTACATCGTGGCCTCGGTCTCCTTGAAGGGAACCTCCTTGAGAATCTTATCGTGGTAGAACTGTTTGGGGCACTGCTCAAACGCTTTGATCTTGCTGTAAGACCATGGCCATACTTTCGTTGTCATCCTGCATCTCCGTATGATTTGCCTGTGCCACTCTCACAGGTGATTGGTAATCCCTCGGCCCAGTCGGGCGTCTGTCGCATACACCACTCCATGTATTCTTGTGCTTCATCCAACTCTTCGTCGGGCACACAGGTGATGATCGAGTCATGTACAGTTAGCACAGCTTTGTATCTCTTGGCAAGTAATATCATCTGATGCCCTATGATACAGCGCGCAATCGCTTGGCATACGTTCTCTACCACCTTCCCACCGTATATACGGTTCGGCCCCTTGCGGGTGCGGTAGGTGTACTCATAGCCATACTCTGACTTCTCACCAGCAAGCCCATGATAGAACATGGGTAGGCCAGAGGGCAGGATGATGCAGTTGTTGGCTGCGTCTACTTGCAAGACACCTTCCCTACCAAACTGTATCGAGTCACCCCGTGCCATGTATTGTATGGTGTTGTTCGCGGCTCTCCACAGCTGGCTGATTGCCCCGTTGGTGCTGCGGTAGATGTCGATGATCCGCCGCGCTTCTTCGAGTTCGATATATACACCCATACCCTGTAGCTGGAGTTGGAACTTGGGTGCACCCATACCGTAACCTGCACCGAGGATTGTAGTCTTCCCCACGAACCGTTGGTCCTTGGTCACGTCGTCTACTGACACGTTATAGATACTAGACGCCATGTACTTATATACGTCCTCCCCATCGGTGAACTGTTGTGTCAGGTCGTTCTGCCCTGCAAGCCAAGCGAGCACCCGTGCCTCAATCTGTGAAGAGTCGCAGTCGATAAGCGAATGTCCCTCTGGTGCGATGATGCTGCTCTTTAGCTTCTTACCATTCGGTCCGCGGCTTGGCAGGTTCTGCAGGTTGATCTTGTCGTCTCCGCCCCACCTACCAGTGTGCGCTGCGTAATATCTTACAGGCACGGGTAGAAGCCCACGTTTAGATATGTCGATGAACCGCTGCGTCCGTGTTTCTTCGAGCGTAGATTTGGTACCGAGCCTTGCTGATACCAGTGCCTGAACCTGATCGTTCTCGTGGTCCAACAGCTGCTTAAACGCTTCATCGTTCTTGGCGAAGGCGAAAGTCTCCTTGCCCGTCGTAGGGCTAATCTTCATAGGCGGCTCGACCCCTAAATCTGTTAGTAGGTCAGCGAACTTGAGGTTGGACATGAGTTCTTTCTTGTCCGTGATACCCGCGTCACGCATCAACTGATCCTTACGCTCTTTGATGTCTTCGAGGTGAGACTCCAGCAGTCCTGTGTCTAGGTCCAGTGTGGGTTCCGTGTACATGCGCAGGGTCAGGTCGATCAATCGAAGTTCCTGTTTAGGGAACTCCTTTGCCATAAGAGAGAACAGCTTGTATGTGAGTTCCACATCGTTGATGCAGTAGTCCCCGTACTTTTCTAGCTCTCGTGTAGAGAAGTCTTCCCGTCGCTTTCCGAGTGCGTCGAGTACCTCGGTACCTTTAACGCCCACACCGTACCGCGTAGATAGTGCAGCGAGACTGCCGCCAGCTTCAGTCCCATGAAGGGCACGAGCAATGCAAAGAGTATCGGCATACATCCGAGGACGAATACCCAGCCGCCAACTAAGAATGGCACCATCAAACATAGTGTTATGGCAGAGTAACATAGCGTCCTTCCAAGGGAACCCCTTGAGGTATTCTTTAATCTGGTCGTGTGTACCACTGGCCCACTCCGTCGGTTGGTTGTTAAGTTTGACACCCACACCTACCACCTCAAAACGAGGGTCACGGACGTAGGCTTCTGTTGTTATCTTGCGTAGGGAATAGTCCTTGTCGTAATACGTTTCGAAGTCGAGAGTTATCAGGTCCATCGCATCACCCCATGCTCCGCATCTATCTGGCGTATACGCTCGTCGCAGATGTGTTTGATCTTCTCGTAGTCGAGACGACGTTGGCCCGGCTTGTCACGCAACACACGCTTGATGATGTCTGCGTCCCATGGGTTGAGGTCATACTCCAACCAGATGTCCCACGGCTGTATTGTGCGTTGAGCATAGTCGCTCTCACCTACGTTGTGGTCACGCACCGATACTTCTTCTCTCCAGTTGGGTGACGATATGCGATCCAAGTAGCCGATGGCCTCTTGTTCAGTTATGTCACAGTTTAGTGCGATGTCTTTGGCGGTGACAGTTCTTCGGTGTCGTAATATGTATTCCCATACGCGGGCATCAGTTTCGTATCCGTTCATACCGTGTATCCTTTCAGTCTGTCTGCGTCTCTTCGTAAAAAGCATCAAGCAACGCTGAGAGAGCTAACTCGCACACGTTCACGTTAGACATTGCTGATTGAGCTATGATCCAGTTACGAAACTGCGGATTGGCTTCTGCTGTATGCAACATGGCCATTGGCATACTCCCGTAGTTGATGCCTCGGTAGGGCGCTCGACGCGGGGCGGGGTTTCTTTGGTTTATTAAACCTAAATCCCGGGCCTTGTGTATAACACGACTCACCTGCGAAGTGCTTATGCCTAGCTTCTCGCCGATCTGTGTCAGCGTGAGCCGCTCGTCACCGCTCAGATAGTACAGTGGTTCTATCTCAGCCCATCGCTCTTCGAATGTTTTCTTCATGGTGTCAATATTTTTTGTAAGCATTACTCACGCTCCTTACTATCTTTGTTTAACTGGTTGCGCGCTTTGGTCGATAAGCCCCCGTCGCGCATAGAGACATGATAGTTCATCCACTCTCGACCAACCTTGAAGCCCATATGCAGCGAAGCTTGCCCTAGCGCGGCACCTTCCCCCATTGAGGAAGTCCACACGCCTTTTAGGTATGTTAGGTCGTCGGGTTTAGGTGACTTCTTCTGACGGCGCAGATTAGACGGCCTGAGAGGTGACGGGCTAACCTCAAGAGACATGCTTGCTGCCTCTATCTTGCGAGCGATACGCACAGAGCCTTGGCCGTGTCCCAGTTTAGATTTAGCCGTCACAATAATTGTGTCACCACGTCGACCATCGCCTTCATCAAGAATGGCGCTCAAGGCTAAACGCTTGGTCGCTGGCGTGTCGATCCGCACCCTCTCTGCATTCATGTGATCCGCGTCCTTTTCGTCTTGGTCGTACAGATATGCAATTCTCATTGTCACCCTCGTTCTACATTTAAACATTACTTTATTTAAAAAAGTTGCGCAAGGCTATTGCATAATTTATTTAAACAATCTAACGTATAAATACAACACGAAATTAAACGAGAACTGAAAGGACACTTGATATGCTTGAAGCCGCTGGAATAGCTTTTATCGCAATGTCGGTTGCCGTGGTTACATTCTACGGATTGATCCGGCTCATGGATTATTTGCGATGGTGGAACGAAGCTGGATTGGCTGCATTTATTCCAATGCTTGCAGTTGCAATTCCATCAGCACTAGTCGCGGCAGCAATTGCTGTTTGGCTCATTAGATAAAAAGGACCCGTTGCCACATGACCTATGAAGACGCAAAGATGTATTGCCATGTTAGATCCGCGATATTCCGCACATCAAACCCTTCCGTAAAGTATTGGAAAAACCATTCAGTTAGCCTTGATGATCGCGTACCAGATGATCAAAAATCCGCCCTTGACTGGAAAGAACACGACCCACGCGAAGAAG